ACCCTTGCCGCGACGTGTGTCTTTAGCAATTGCGTTAGCTTCACGCTCGATTTGAACCATGAGACCTTTGAACTTCTCAACTGACCAACGACCGTCGGAATCAGTTTCAACGTCGAAAGTACCAGCAGCAGCAACGTTAGAAGTTTGTGCACCAAGCTTCGCTTTAACGTTGATAGTACGGATAACTTCACGGTTGATTTCAGCAAGGATCTCAGCTGAAAGAATGTTAGCGAGTTCGCTTTCAGCGTCAAGACCGTGGATTGCTTTAAGGTCTTGAGCAAGTTCTAGTGTGTACTCAGCTTTTAACGCACGTGACTTAGCAGTAACAGTTTGTCTTTCAATGGTGAAACCCATTTCGTTGAAAGATGAACCGCCTGTACGTCCTAATGCTTCAGCGTCTACAGTTGGCATTCCGCCAGCAGCTAGGTTACTCAAACGAGCACCTTCACTGTCAACACCATTCCAACCAGATGCGTTATCTGAATCGTGAGTTCCAGAAGAATCACCTGAGAATTGTGTTTCTGCTTCGTTGAATAAAGCTTCACGGTTTGAAGTTGAACCACCTTGGTATCTTGACTTCATAGCGAAGATAAGACCTGTTGGGCCGTTCATAGGTTGTACACCACATACATCGTATGCGATTAGGTTAGGCATAGCACGTCTGACCAAGCTGATTAATACTGGGTCAAAGTTATTTACTGAACCTGTTGCGTTAGCAGGAGCAGCAGCGTTTTCACTTAAGAAACCCATAGAAGCAGAACGCTCTTCAGCGATTGCTTTTTCTTGGTTCTCAAGGATAGCGGCAGTTACCGCACGGCGATGATTATCTTTAATCTCGCCAGCAGACTCTTCGTTTAGAACTGGAGCCCACTTTTCAATCAAATTATCGTAAGATTGCATTGTTTACTTCCTTTAATTATCTTTTAGGGGTTTGTTTACGGATAGTTTGGAGGTATTGTTCCATTACAGAAGATACTTCAGTTGTACTGTCTGCGTCTTCTACAATTTCTTCTACTTCGTCACTTCCAACTATTTGTTTTTTAAAGTATGACTCTTTGACTGTCTTAACTTTGTCAGCGAATTGTTCTTCACTTTCAAAATCAATATCTTCAACGAGTGACTTTAATTTCTCAACTTGAGTTTCTGCAAGGTCACCTGACGCTTCACGAATAATCGTTTCACGTTTGTAAACTTCCAGTTCCTCAGTAGTGTCTAGAACTTTCTGAGTAGTTTCGTTGAGTTTAGTCTCAAGTTCTTCTACAGATTCAGCAAGTTCGTCAACTAGGTCAACCTTGGACTCAGGAACGTCAATGTAAGATTCTACGAATAGGTCTTTCATTTTGTCCATAAAAGTCTCAGCAATTTCAGTACGTAAACCGTTCTGGATTGCTACTTGATTTTCTTCCATCCAAGTTTCAACTACATAGTTAAGGTAGCTATCTACTTTTTCTACAAGTTCAGCTTTAGTTGAAGATACTTCTTCATCTAACTCTTCCTTGTACTGTTTCTCAAGTCTATCAACTTCTTCTGATAGTTTTGATTTTACAGCTGTTTCAAACAATATTGCAGTTTTAGCTTTAAACTCATCACTGAGTGTTGCTTCAGACTCAACTAGTGCGTCTAATTCAGCAGAAGTATCAACTTGTGTTTCCACGAGTTCGTCATTCTCTTCCATATCTACTGATTCATTGTAACTGGCATAAAGTTTATTCATCTCTGTTTTAGACATTTTCAACATTTTGTCAGTCATTGCACTAATCATACCTGCTTTAGTTTTTGGAACAGGAGATTTTTTTACTGCTTTTGCTGCCTTATCTACAGACGCAATTGACTCTTCTTCGTCAGTTGCATTTGCATCAGGTTTCCCTTTAGGCATTGGAGCAGTACTTTCGTCTACGAGAGTTTCTTCCACTATTTCATCGTTAATAGATTCATTGTGGAGTTCAACCTCTTGTTTTACTTCTTCGGTCATGTTTGTCTCCTTACATGCTAGATTTGATTAACGAGAGGAAATTTTTAAACTCACGTACACTTGTCTCATACAAGACAGGTTTCGGAGCGGTTTTAATTTCAGTCTCCATTTCTTCAATTACTTGAGGTTTAAGAACACCGTTATTCCAAACCCAATCTACACCTTCCATTATACCATTAACAAATGCTTCTGGTGCCGATGGGTCTTGTACTATGTCAACAGTACTAAGAATAAAGTCGTCTTTGACGTACATAGCGCCATTCTTTTGCTCAAGACTACCCATACCACGAGTTGACACTCCTAGTTGGACACCACCATCAAGTAGACCTTTAACAATCTTACCCATTGGTGTTTCCAATATTTGTGCCTTTCCGACCACATCATTTCCCTGAAATTTCAGTTCAGTGATAAGGTGCGAAACTTTGTCTAAGTTAACTGTCGGCCCTTCAGGGTGGTTGAGTTCCCCTACTGCCCGTTTCTTAGAAACTTGTTCTTGGTCATATTTTGCTACCGCTTTTTCCATAATGGATTTAGGGTAGATACGACCATTTCTGTTCTTTTTGTCTGCTTGTGCGAAAACGCCTTCAATGATGTAGTTCTTCTCACCATTTTCTTTCTTCTCAATTAAACACTTGAGAGAATCGTTTTCTGTAAATTCTGTAATTAACTTCATTAGGTTAATTCCTTTATAACTTTTTGTGCAGACCTTTCTGCGTCCTTTTGTGATTTGAAGGCATCTAATTTATCGCCATCAACATATGCCACAAAAGGAAGGTTTCCCTTCTTCTGTTTGTATATCTCTACGGATATACGTTTAATCTTCTTATTGTATACTAGTTCACCTTGGTCAAGTTTCTTAAGTTCTTGAATAGATTCTAGTATTTGTCTATAAGTTTTCATAATAGTATTATTTATACAAATTAATATTTACGGAGTACATATGTTAAAAAAATCTATCCCATATTTCCTTAAAATCGTCTGGTTTTTCAAAATAATCCCACATATTATCAACTGGATGTGGTATTTTTCTCATTACTGGACGTTCTAAGGGGTCTAAACTATCGTCTAACTTATCACTTAGTCGGACAATTGAGTGACTATCTTCCGCTAATTCTTCGTATGATATCCATTTATCAGTTGTTTCTTCGCAATTATTGTTATATCTTACTAACGAATCATACCAGATTGGGAAGAAATCGTGAGCAAACTTATCAAAGTTTCCTACTAATGTCTTTCTTTTATTGCTTATATAATCCGCAGATTCTTTATTATGTGCGTGAAACATATTTACATCGTTAATCGCTACACATAAAGCGGTTGACATAAACCACTTTAACTTATCTTTACGGTATAAGGATATTACTTCCCACCCTTCATTTTTCAACTCAGATACGTGTGCATACTCTTTTTCATTCCAAATATTTGAAATAGTAAAGGGTAATTTATTAGTTTTTAACTCTTCACTAATATCCTCATAGTTAGAACCAAAAGGATGTTCCGTACCATAATGGTCTAAAGATAATCCTGCAAAAGGTTCTATGGGATTCTTAATATGAGTATAGCAGTCTGGAGTGTCTAAATTATTCATTAGACCATAAACCTGCATATAACAATTACCCCAAAGAGGTTTCCAAGATTCATCTTGTTTAACCAAGTTGTCCATAATAATATTGTGAGCGAAGTACGAACCTGTCCTCGCCATCGTATTTAATATAATCAATGTCTTAGTTTTCTTCTGAGTCTTCTTCGGTGTCTTCTTCGTATTCCACTTCATCGTGGTCTGAGATTTCTACATTTTCTAAATCTTCAACTTCTGGCAACGTGTCCTCTTCGTCTCCGATTATACCTTCTTCGTCATCTAAAAGGTCTTCGTCAGCGTCATTAAAGATTGCTTGTGCAGTCGCAATACGTTGTGCTTCTAGTGCGTCTGCCATTTTATCCGTGACAATACTATGGAATGAACCTTCTGCTTTGTTAAGGTCACCTGTAGTAATCTGATTGATAAGTTCTGCAACCGCAGTAGGTTCTTCGGTCTGAACTTCTTGATTATCTAATTCACTCATTGTTTATTCCTCGTCTTGGTCTTGAACAGAGTTTTCTGCTTCGACCTGTTGTTTCATTTCTTCAATGTCTTCGTCAGACATCATCATTACGTTTTTCATTGCCCACTCACGTGAGAAATATTCACCAACATACTGAGATATTTGGTCTAAAGTTTGCAGTCTATTTTGTAATATTTCTGAGTCCTTTAGTTCAGTAAAGTGGTTATCTTTTTGGAAGTCTACAGTAATTGCATTCTTCCACTCTTCCCAATCCTGTTCAGTAATAATACCTTTAAGGATAAGTTGTTTCTTGAGAATACCAGTAAACAACATTGAGAATCTTCTACGTAGACGGTCAATAAACTTCTGGAACTTAACTTCGTCCCTAGAAATCTCTGTTGACCTACCTAGTGTAAATTGTGCTTCTTGTTCCAGACGATTGACTGGTACGTTCAATGAACGATACAATCTCTTCTGGAAGTATAAAATATCGTCAATCTGACCAAGGTTCTCACCGCCTGGCAGAGTAGTAATCTCTGTTCCTCTACCACCCTCTCTACGAGGTAACCAGAAGTCTTCCAACATTGACATATGTTTACGGTCATCTTTAAGTTGACCAGTACTTGAATCATATACAATCTTGTTTCTATAACGAGACATAATGTCACGCATATAGGTTTCTGATTTATTACGTGGCATATTACCCACGTCAATATAGAATATTCTACGTTCTGGGGCACGAGCAAGACGATAGATGACCAAAGAGTCTTCTAACATTCTTAATTGGTTAATTGGTTTTAGTGCCTTATGTAAATAGGATACAACCTGTCTCTTACTAGGGTCTAATAGACCACTAGACACATATGATACTGAATCTGGAGAAAGTCTTACACCTTGATTAGTTCCTGCTTTCTCTTGATAGATATAAAATTCTGAGACCTTCTCAACAATCTTTGCACCTGTTATTGGGTCTTTCTTGTGTTTTATTTCTTTTACTTTACGAATCTTAGCAGCATCAATTGTTCTAATTTCTTGGATACCTGCTTTAAGATTTGATTCATTAACTACGAGGTGGTGATAAACACGACCATCAACATAGAATGAACGGAATATGTCATGACCTAAATCAGTGAATTTCAACATACCATAAATGTTGTTGAATTCTTCAATCATTTGTTTTTTGATATTATCTGGTGCTTCTACTTTATCCAGATTAATTTCGCACGAGGTATCCATCTCTCCACCAACGATAGATTCATTGACGATATCCTCAATAGCAGCGTCTACTTCAGGGTGTGACGCAACACCACGATATTTGATAATTAATTGTTGATTATCTTTTGCCTGACTTCCTTCCATGTCAATATATTGACCATAGTGAGAACCAGACGCAGTAACGTATCCTGCTCCGTCTTCATCGGTAGGAGCAACTATAGATTTTAGTTTGTCTTTTTCTTTTGGTTTTTGGTCTGACGCTCTCTTGAGTTCAAACCCAAATAGTTTAAGAATACTATT